ATCAACCACCAAAGCCCAGACACGACCAGCGATAACGCCGGGTGAACCAGAGATAGTAGTGACAACGTCAATGGTGTCAGCAGCAGCAACCAAGCCAGCAGTAGAGCCAGCCTTGATTGTGTATGCAGCAGCAGCATCGAAGTCCAAGTCATTGGCGAACACAGTAGTGCCGTCAGTAACGTCCAAAGTGTAAGTGGTCACGTTAGGAACCACAGTGTAGTTTTGGAAGCCAGCTGCCAACACGAAAGCGCCAGCAGGAACAGAGATACCAGTAGCAGTGCCAGAGCTTGCAGCCAAGGACACTTCTTTTTCCAGCAATACTGGAATGGGACGGATAGATTGAACGATAGACATTTATATTTCCTTTAAAGATGGAAGAAGAGGGAGAGCGTTTTAAGCTCCCCCAGTTCAATTAGGCTGCGTTGTACTTGGCAGTCACCAGAGCTTCTGGACGAAGGATCTTGCGACCATACAAGTGCATACCACGGACGATGTCAGCGAAGCTGTCAGGGTCACGATAGCTTTCAGTCTTAGTGATTTGCTGAGCAGTTGCCACAGCAGAATCTTGACCACCAACGATCACACCGTAGTTGGTGTTCTGGTTAGCTGTACCAGAAGTACCGGGGCCAGTACCAATCTTAGGCAGGTTGTTAGACACATACACACGGAAGCCGTGGAGGTTGTTCAACACCAAACCGTTTTGCAAGCCTGAACCACCGAAGTCACCGTTCAACAAACGGCTGTCTTCGTCTTTCAAGAGTTCCAAGAACACTGGGTCAACGACCAACCAACGACCTTGGGTGTCAACGAATTGTTGATCCAACAGACGACCCATACGAGCGATCACCATCAATGGAGATGCGACATCGGTAGGCATAGTGGTAGCGCCGGGCAAACGTGGGGCCAATGGGATGGAGTGCTCACCAGCAGAAGAAGTGGTGATGTTACCGAAGCTACCCTTTTTCAACTTCATGCTAGACAGCAATTCGTCAGAGCCAGCAGCAGAAACAGCCTTAGTGCCAGAGGCGCTAGTGCGAGCTGTGTCAGCGTTGGCATGCTTGGCAGACTGTGAGAAGCCAGTCAAGTAACCCAACACGTCTTGGTCATACTGGTCACGCAAGCGATAAGCTGCACGGTCAGATGCCATAGTCATGAAGTTCACATGAGAGTGAGCGGCTTCGATGTCGTCAATTTTGAAAGCGTAGTAGTTAGCTTGGTCAACAACGAGGGTGAAGTCTTCGTCATTCAAGTCTTGTGCTGTGATTTGTGTACCACGAGCATACGATTGAACGCTAACTTCTGGTTCCTTGATGATTTTTACGCTGTCGCCCATTTGAGCGATTTCGCCGAAATAGTCGTTGTTGGTGATAGCTTCGATAGTAGAAGCTTTACGGAATGCAAGTTGTACTTGCTTGGAATAAATTACTGGACTGAAGGATCCATTTGGCAGGTTACCATGACCAGCTGCTGATTGAAAAGCCATTTTAAAATCTCCTATAGATATATTGGCATATAATTAAATACGCTAACATTACTACAGAGGCTGAGTATGGCAGGTTGTCTATATCTCTAAGTGCCCAAAGAGATATGTCGGGCTGTCAAACTTTCAGGTGAATCTGATAGTTCATTGTTTTGCGCTACTGAATGACAAAACAAAAGAAAGACCTCTTCAGGATACTCTTGTTTCATCTTATTGATAGCAGCGCATACGAGCTGGATATTTCCAACAACGTAACCAATGCTGCTATCAACTCTGTCAAGGCTCTTGGTATTAAGTTGGTTGGCTGCAGCAAGCAGGGGCAACTTTGTATACGCACATAAACCTTTTTGTTTCTCCCATAAATCAAATAAATTTTGATCTACAAGTGAAAATTCTTTTGATCGACCTTTAGCTTTTGTACAAAGGTTCCTCAATCTAGATATAACATCTCGCTGATATGGAGGCAAGTATGTCATGTTATATTTAGATACTCTTCTCTTTATGTGAGTAGAGTTCTTTATGTAATATTCATGAGAATTAATCGAAGCACAAGGCTTACAAATACTTCCCACTCCTAGCTTTTTAGTCTTGTCTTTATTAAAATCAAACAGACCTTTTACATCACCACACTTGCGGCAAGTTTTCATTTCATTCATCTTTTTCTCCGATTAGAAACAAAGAGCTAGACTGTGAATCGGCACAATCAGGGGAGCTACCCTTTTCGCTCTATGTAAAGTTATAGCATAACTTTGCTATGTGTCAACAATTATCGTGCATTACCACTAATATCATAGACAAATTTTCCAGACTGAATAGCTTTCTGAATGGCTTCTTGGTTCTTCTCATACTGTTGTGAAGTCATTTTATTGACAGCACTCTCGTAGATTACACCAGCTTCATCGCTACCAGACGGTGCGCCAGCACCACGGCGAGTACCCACAGACTGTGCAACATCACGATCATAGGTAGTAACAGGTTTGTTACTCTTACCCATGTCAGACTTGTACAGGTCAATGGCACGAGCTGCAGCTTTAGCATCTGTGTCGTTTTCATACAACGCATTTTGCACCCACTTAGGTTGCTCTTCAACCCAATCGTGGAAGGCATCAGTGTCTCGAATCTTGTCAAAGTCGGGATGCATCTTCAACAATTCAGCCTCAGCCTTGTCACGAGCAGTTTGCATTTCACGCTCATCCAAAGTCTTCATACGCTCTTTGAACTCTTGGTTCTCTTCACGGATCTTCTTCAGTGCAATGGTTTCAACAATCTTAGCCACGTCAGGATACTGAGCAGCCCATGCATTCAGCTCATCTTCACTCTTTGGAAGCTTGATTTGCTTCTCTGTGCTTTGCGTCAGTTGGTTGCGTAGCTCATCAATCTGAGCTTGCAGTTGAGTTTGTTGTTGCTGTGAATGGCGGCGTAAGTCACCATAACGCTTTTTGAATGTCTTCTCTTCAGCACTCAAGTTGCTATCGTCAGCATCATCAATCTTCTTATCTTCGGGTGTATTGTTTTGCTCAATGAGCTTCTTCAACTCAGCTTCTTCATATTCGATACGTTCTGTATTAGCATTACGCTTACCAAACGAAGACACTGCTGCCACCTGAGATTTCTGTTCAAGAACTACTTCAGTCATATTTACCTATTTAAGTTGGGGCTATCTGTTGCTGTCAATACAGGGAGAGAGGTAGCCAATGATGACGGGTGTTATTAAGTACCAACCAGCCCGTCACTGGTTTTGGTATTCTAATTATATATGATTATTTAGCTTTAGGTTTGCGCTTACGAGCCAAGCCACCTTTAGCCATAGTTTGTACAGGTTGTTGTACATCTACAGGTGCTTGCATAGTTTGAGCAACAGTTTCCTGTTTGGTAAAGCCCATAGGAATATCAATCACTGGGTTGCCATTCACCTGAGGAACGTAGATTTTCTGACCAGCTTCGTTGACATAGGCTTCAGCTTTTGCTGGAGAAGCAACGCCACCAACAGCAAAGGCTTGCTCAGTCTGACCAGTCTCTGCTAGAGCCATGTCAACTTCAGCTCCGAAATCGTTTGCTGCAGGAGCAGGACCAGCAGCAGCAGGTGCGCCAGATCCATGCAGAGCTTCTGGATTTTCAACCTCTTCTGCATTACCCATCTGACCAATCTCTGCCATTTTCTGCAGACCAATTTTTGCTTCATCACGTAGAGCCATAAGTTTTTGCAGACCGAAGTATCTCACTACGTCTGCTGGGAATACAAACTCACCCTCGCTGAGCTTAGCATCAATGTCATCTCTGACTTCTTCTTGCATAGCACCGGGAGGAACAGCGTTACCGCTGACTGGGTCTTTAGTGCCACCCTCTTGCATCACACCACCTTCGGCTAATACGTTATTTACTTGCATCGACTTCATCCTTTAGTTTCTTTAACTGACGCAGCTTTATCACTGCGCCTTGAGCCTGAAAGATTTCCTTCAGGTCACTAGCTTGTTCAAGCTTACGTTGTTCCATTTCAATGGCATAGTCAATCATGTCGCAGAATGCTTGCCATTGAAGTTGGTTACCAGTAAGCGGTTTAAGCTTGGGGAGGAACGGCTTGTTGTTGTTCATTACCACTAAATCCTTGTTCGCCCGGTACAGGGGCTGCACCAACACCAATGTTGCCACCACCACCACCGCTCATATCAGCAACACCGGGTGGTCCAGTAACTCCTTGGGGAGCAGCACCCTCTGCAGGGGCTTGTTGTTTCTGTAGCAACAATGCTTGACGCATTGCTTCATCCATATTGTTAGTCACTTTGTCTGGATCGAGATCCATACTCTTTGCAATTTCTCTAACAATGTATGGCATTTTAGCAAAAGGCATCAGCGCAGGGTTGGCAACGATCTGCAAGAATTGCATCAAACGTTGGCTTCTCACTTCGTTAGCCATCAAGCTTTCTGTACCACGAGCATTAACTTCCAAGTCGCCTCTGATCTCTGGGTCAAAGTCAAACTGCATGTTGAAGTTGAAGAAGGCTTTGCCCAATGGACCGAGCAAGTAGTCATCAACGTTCTTAATCACAGTTTTAGCAGAGCCGCTAGCAGCGTTCATGAGCATGCTAATACCAGATGCAGTACGACCAACACCAGACACACCAGTTTGACCATGTGCGAAAGAAGCCAAGCCAGTAGACTCATCAGCCAGTTGACGAGCTTTGTCAAACAGCTGCAAGTTTTGCTGTGCCACGTTAGGAAACTGTGTACCAAACAAAGCTTGACCGGGTGCTCCACCTTGTCTGCGGAACACTTTGCCGGGATAGACAGACATGTCTTGACCGGGTGTGAGGTTGGTTTCATCAACTTCAAAGACGAGGTTGCCAGAAAGAACCGCATTGTCCACCGCCATACGCATGAAACCATTCATCAGGGTTTGAGTGTCGTCCATGTTTTCGGCGACACCAACACCTGCAAGTGAGTAGGGGTTCAGTTCATATGGGACAGCATAATACGGAATCTTTGCTGGCTTAAACGGATTGAGGACGAGGCGAATAATCATGCCGTTACAGAACCAAATGTTGGCCTGAAGTTCACCAGCGTCCTCAAACTCTTTAGGGATGATGATGTCGTTGTCTTGCAACATTTCAACATCTACGTTGCCCCAATATTCCAACACTTCAAAGCGTTCCACACCGAAGTTGGGTGCGTAGTCTTTCAAGTCATCTTCCCAATACTTCTTAACGTAGCCTTCGCCTTGTTCGACCACTTGATCGATGACGTTGCTACGGAAGAATGGACGCTTCTTCAAAGCTCTCAGTTGTGTGCGGTTGAGCTTGTGACGCTCAATGACGTATTGACACTCTTCGGTGTTGTTTGCGTCAGGATCCCAGTAGAAGTTCCACAATGACACAGACGATGCATCAGGCACAGTCTTGATCAAGGGGTCATATGTACCATCATCTTTCCAATTTGGATATTCCTTGTTGGTTGCGAACGGACCCTTCATAACACCTGTACCGAACAGAGCCATTTCGAAGGCAGTGGAGCGGAGATGCTTAGTTGCACCTGTCTCTTCCAGCTGATCGTGGATTTTCTTCTCCATCTTCTTAGCAGCCACCATAGCTGGGTAGAAAGTGACAGAGCTTGGTGTAGCGCCTTCACCTTCTCTGAGGTTGGGCATGTCTTTCAGGTCTTCCTGCATAGCACCCAACATCTCTTCCAGCTTATCTAGGTCAAAGCCTTCAGGAATGACAGCACCTTCACCGTATGGAATTTCATTCTTAGGTTTGGCAGTGGGTTCTACACCCTTTGAGTCAGAGCTAACAGCTTCGACAATGCCATCGGGCAGTACAGATGGGTCAATGCTCAGAGGAAACTTGTTATTGGAGAACAACACGTCAGTGATCTGACCGTATGCTGCAAGCACCTTAGTCTTTGTCACCTTAATGAACACACGAGACTTCTCAGTCTCTGTAAATTGCACGTCAGGACCGTAGATGCCACGGTAGTTTCTGTAGGCACGTAGCCAACGAGTCTCATCAGCACGGCGGCTCTCTTCAGCACGGCTATATCGCTCGTTAATAAACTGAATTAGTCCATTGCCCTTGAACAAGTCCTCGTCTTTACTCTTGCTGTCGTCCAATGACAAGTTTTTGTCGTCCATAAATGATTGCTTAGTCGCCATAATATTCCTTTAATAACCGAATGTTGGATCTGCTGTACGCATTCCAGCATGTGACGTAGTGAGAGGGTTGTAATCAAATAAATTGCTTCTCGGCCTACTCATAATTCCATATCTGATGGCATCATAGATGTGATCAACAGACTTTGTATCAATGTCTTCTGGATTCTTCTTGTCCAATGGAAGGATTGGTAGCTGCGCTATAGTATTAACACAATTACTTGTTATAACCATCTTAGGCATGTCTGTAAATGGGTCAATTTGCAAGCGTCTGTGCAGCTGCTGCTTACCTGCCACCCTACTTCCAGCACTTCTATCAGCAGGTCGCCATCGGCAACCTTCCATAATCATCGTTTCTGCAATGGATGGACCAGTGTCACCACGTTTTGCCCAACAACTGCTGTCCAATACACCATATCGAATCACACCATCGTTCGCTTCAGCTTGCATCACCATGTGTGCTAGGTCTTTTGCCAGCACTTTAGACACATACAGCTCACGATAGATGATGAGTTGGTCACTTGGTGTGACAGCAAACCAAATAACAGCTGATTTACTACCATATCCGTAGTCACAAGCTCTAAATTTCGCCCATGAATTGGGAATATCGAACGGTTCAACCACATGTACAGCTCTATTGAACTCAGGAAACGCTGCACCTTCTGCAATATCCCAATTACCCTCAAGCAATTGCTTACGTTGGTGTTCTGGAAGAGACAACAACATGGTTTCGTAGTCACCAGACTCAGCCAAATAGGGGTTGT